GCCTTCGACAAAATGATCGTCGAGAGCGACGAGTCGAAGAAAACGCTCGAAACGAGCATGACGAACTGGTTAAAGGTCTTCAAGTTCCCCTCCATCGAGCGCGGCAGCTACGACCGACTGGAGTGCACGGCAAAGCATCAGATCTATCCTATCCTCGGCGGCAAGGTCGTCGGCGACGTTACCTCGGCGGATATTCGCAAGCTGCTCAACCACTGGATGAGCGAGGGCTATGCCTACACGACGGTCAAGAAGGTCTACAACCTGCTGACCGACTACTTCCGCTATCTGGCGCAGCAGGAGCTGATCGTTAAAAATCCGATGACCGCTGCACCGATGATCAAGAAAGCGAACTTCCTTGCGGCGCAGGGCAAGGAGAACAAGCCTACGTTCGAGACAGTAACGACATTTACGCCGGAGGAAATCGAGCGATTCAAGGCAGAATCCTATCGCACATGGAGCAACAGCGAGCGCATCTACCAGCAAGCGGCAGCCTACACGTTAATGTTCAACACAGGGCTGCGGACGGGCGAGGTGCTTGGCCTCCTCAACAGCGACGTCGACCTCGACAACAGGGTGCTCCACCTCCAGCGCGGCGTGAAGGAGGTTTCCCGCCGCAATGGCGCGGAGTCCACCAGCGGCAGGGAGGTCAAAGTCGGCAAGCTCAAGAGCGCGTCCAGCAAGCGCGACGTGCCGCTGAACCAAGCAGCCATCGACGCAATCCTCGACCTCCGAGCGGAGCGATACTTCGGCGAGGACACGCCGCTCATTCCCGACGAGAACGGCAGCTATACCCGCCCCGTGAACTTCCGACGCCGCTACTACCGTATCCTCGACGCGGCAGGCATCGAGCAGAAGGGGCTGCACTCAATCCGCCACCCTTATGTCAAGCACGCGACAAATATTTTTATTCTCTTATGCACTGAAGTCCTTCACCTTGTACGCGATTTCAATGCGTTTATCGGGGAATAAATACACCTTATCAATCAGGAGGCCGACCAACTCCGCGGTCAGACCGTCAGCGGCGGACAACTCCTTAGAGATGCTTTGCCTCTCCGCTTTCCGCGCCTGTGCCTCCTGATCCCGCTTCGCCTTTGCCGTCAGTGCGGCGTAGGCGTTTGTTGCTTTTAACAGCTCGGCGTCAAGGATTTCCTTGCGAACCTTGTAGACTGACAGCTCGATCTCGCCAAGCTGATAGCTCTCATAGAGCCGCATCTTTTCGTCGCCCATCGCCTCGATCTGGCACTCATACGCTGGACGCTCGGCAACGATCTTCGCTGGAGATGCCGCACCGTCCTCTGACAGCAGAATGTCCATCTGTGCTTTGAGCGTATCAAATACCGCCTGTTCCAGTCCCAGCACCTCGCAGCGCATCCGATGGCAGGGCAGCTTTTCGTCCGCTCCGGAATGGCGGCAGTAATAATACGATGTTTTCGCAAATGTGCGATAAAGCGCATGACCGCAGCATCCGCAGAAAACTTTCCTTTTTAGCGGATAGTCGCGTGGTTTCTTAGTTGGTTGGGGATAGCGAATCTGTTTTTCCTTGGATTGTTCAAAGGTCGCCGGATCGACGATTGCCGGATGATGGTCGGGAATGATATACCATTTGTCTCGTTCCTTCATCCGCCTACGGTTCCCACCCACTTCCATTACGGCCCGTTTGCCGATAACGTATGTGCCGATGTACCGCTCGTCCTCCAGCATCCGAAGAATCGTAGAAATCTGCCATACGCCATGCGTTCGTGATACGTCGTGCGTATGATTGCCATGCATAGCTTTGTATTCACCCGGAGTCGGGATGCCGCGATGAAACAGCTCCCGCGCGATGTCCGTAGCGTTCACACCGTTTGCGGAAAGCTCAAAGATCAGCCGCACCACTTCCGCGGCCTCCGGGTCCGGCTCCATGCGTCCGTCCGCGCTTTTCCGATACCCATACGGACATATCTTGCTCTGATACTCGCCGCGCTGCATTTTGGCATATTTGGCGCTCTTGGTCTTGATGGACATGTCGCGGCTGTAGTATTCGTTTATAAGATATTTGAACGCGACGTCCATGCCGCCCGTGTCACCTTTGAAGCGATCACTGTCAAATTCGTCGCTGAGAGAAATAAAGCGCGTATGAAACAGCGGGAACACACGCTCGATGAAATAGCCGGTTTCGATGCTGTTGCGCCCGAAACGGGAAAAGTCCTTGACGATGATGCAGTCGATCTTGTTCTCCCGCACCATCTCGATGAGTTTCTGGACTTGGGGCCGCTCAAAGTTTGTACCGGAGTACCCATTGTCCACGAACTCGATGATCTCCGCGTCTGCCGCCTCTGGCATGGAGGCGGCGTATTCATGGAGAACAAGGCGCTGGTTTTCGATGCTCAGGCTGTCGTACTTGCTGTCCTCCAACGAGAGGCGGATATAGAGCGCGATCACGTAGCTCTGCATTGTTCCAGTGCCTCCCCGTAACGATCAAATTCGCTCACGAATTTGAATCGAACCGTGATATGCTTGTCCGGTGCCACTTCAATGCGCTCGATCAAACGGTCGATCAACTCCGCCGTCAGCGCTTTGTCCTTGCGGATGCTCCGGGCGTCCTTCTTCAAAGACTGATACTGTTTGAGCTGTTCATCCAGCCGTGCCAGCCCCTCGTTGAACGTCTGGATTTCATTATCAGCCTGCGAGAGCTGCGCGGCATACCGCTCGCGCAGCAAGAAGTAGTCATCCTTGTCGATAACGCCGAGGGTAAGGTGTTCATAAAGGCCGCAGTTCAACTCATATAATCTTGTTCGCTCCCGTTGCTTTGCGGCTATCTTTTCCTTCAGCTCCGCACAGGAGGCTCTCCACTCCGACGACGCTTCGATGCTGAGCGCGTAGTTTCCCAGTACGACATCAAGGTTTTCCAGCAAAATATCTGTTAAGGTGTTCAGCAATTTGTGTTCATATATCATTACACCAGGGCAAGCCTTATGATTAACCCTGCTTTTTGTCAGGCAATGAAAATCGTAATGATCCCCTCCTGTTTTCAGCGGATGCTTTTGCCGATGCAGTCCACCGCCGCAAGATGCACAGAATATTTTGCCTTTGAGAATATTCTGTGTATATGGCTTTGTCGGTCGCGACTTGCTCTTCTGTGCTGTTTCATCCAGAAGCACCTGTACGGTATCAAACAGCGCATGAGAAACGATGGCCTCATGGGTGCCGCGCACAACGGTCCATTCATCGGGAGGCACCGCAATTTGTTTGTGATCGACTGTCTTGCTGCGTCCTTGCACCATGTCCCCAGTGTAAATCTCATTGCGGAGCAGTGCCGACACTACCCGCGTTTGCCACAGTCCTTTGCCAAGCATTTTGTCAGAAACCAGCCCCAGTTCGTGCTTATAATGGTTCGGCGTTTGGTACCCGGCTTCATTCAGACGAACAGCAATGGTGTTCAGCCCCGCGCCCTCCGACGCCCATTCAAATATCTGCCGGACAATCGGCGCAGTTATGGGATCGATCACAAGTCGGTGGCAGTCGTCCGGTGCTTTCAGGTAGCCATATGGTGGCCGAGCACCGACGTATCTCCCGTCCTTCATCATCTGCCGCTGGGATGCCTTGATCTTGCGTCCAATGTCGAGGCTGTAGGCTTCATTTATCATATTGCGGAGAGGAATCAGGATATCCGCGCTGCCGTCCTGCTGAGCGAAAGTATCATAATTCTCATTAACGGCGATAAAACGGATTTTTCTGATGCGAAAATACTGCTCGATGTAATAGCCAGTGTCGATGGTGTTCCTACCAAGGCGGGAGAGGTCTTTGACGATCACGCAATTGATCAGCCCTGTCTCTATGTCCGAGAGCATCTGCTGGAACCCGGGACGCTGAAAATTCGTGCCGGTTGCTCCGTTGTCGATATAGGTGTGATAAACGCCAATGTCGGGATTGCGTTCCAAAAACTGCGCGATGATGAGCTGCTGTGTTTCGATGGAAGCGGTACCGCTCTGCTTGTCCTCCACCGAAAGGCGGACGTAAATTGCAGCGCGGCAAGATGCGACGCTCTCGGTCTCCGGCGCCGCGGCAATGGCTTTTCTGCTTTTTCTCGCCATATCAGCCCGCCTTTCTCTGGTCGCGCTCCACCGCGAAAACAAGCGCCATTGCCTGTTGGAACTCATCCTCATAGGTAAAAGAGATGTCCAGTTCTTTCTTTCCGACCACACGGATGCGGCGAATGAGCTGCACGACAGCCTTGCGATCCAGCGTTTCCAGCGTGGCAAACTGTGTGAAGATCCGCGTCCAGCGGCTGCGCTCGCTTTTGTTCTCCAGCACGTCGTTGAGTTTTTCCTTCAGCTCCCGGATGCTCTCCCTCAACTGCTCCGCTTGCCGTGTGTACTTGGCTTTATAAGCGGCGTATTCCTCCCGCGTCACAGCGCCGTCCACAAGGCTCTCATAAAGATTTGCCTTGAATGTCAGCGTCTTTTCAAGCTGGCGTTCGTTCTCCGCGATATGCTCCGCGTACTCCCGCGCGTGTTCACGGTTGATGCTCTCCTGATCGATGTTGGACAGCATCGCTTCCAGCGACGCCACGTTATCAATATAGCCCCTCAAGCTGTCCCGCACACAGTCGATCAGATCGTCCTCCTTGAGCATAACTGGATGATCGCATCCCTTTCTCTTTCCCGTGGGGCAGTAATAATAGTGGTACTCACGGCCTTTGACTCGGTTGGTCTTGCGCGTCATGCGCGCGCCGCAGCAGCCGCAGATCAGGACGCCGGAGAACAGATATACGGTGTCCTGATGGGGCGACGTGCGGGTGTCCAATCCTCTGATGCGCTGCACAAGGTCAAAGTCCTGCGGGTCGATCAGGGCCTGATGTGCGTCGGGGACGCGAATCCAGTCGGAGGACGGGCGCTGCTCCATTTCCTTGATTTTGTAGTGCGGCGTCCCTTGTTTGCCCTGCACCAGCGTTCCGATATAGGTTTCATCCTGCAAAATACGGAGGATGGTCGTCGCGGACCATTTGCAGCTCTCCGTGCCTCCATATCCCTTCGGGACATAAGGAAATCCGTGGTTGCGCTTATAGGCAAACGGGGAGAGGATGCCGAGCCGGTTCAACTCTTCCGCAATCTTGGAGGCACTGGCACCGTCCAGCCGCATACGGAAGATATCCTGTACCACGCGGGAGGCGTAGGGGTCGGGGACAAGCTGGTTTTTGTTTTCCTCGGATTTGATATACCCGTAGACGGTGAACGCGCCCACAAAGTCTCCGTTGCGGCGTTTTACGTCCAGCGCCGTCCGCGTCTTGATGGAGATGTCGCGGCAGTACGCTTCGTTCATGATGTTCTTGACGCTGACCGCGAGATCGTCACCGCAGTTCTCATTGGCGGTGTCGATGTTGTCCGTGATGGCGATGAAGCGGACGCCGTAGGCGGGGAACACACGGCGCAGATAGCGTCCGGTTTCAATGTACTCGCGTCCGAGGCGGGAAAGGTCCTTGACAATCACGCAGTTGATATTGCCGTCCGTGACCGCCTGCATCATTTCTTTGAATGCTGGCCTGTCGAAAAGAATCCCGCTATACCCGTCGTCGATCTTCTCTGTGACAAGCTCGATATCGGGATGGTTTGCCGTGAAATTTTCAATGAGCTTGCGCTGGTTGCCTACGCTGTCGCTCTCGCTGTTCCGGTCGTCCGTGTAGGAAAGCCGGATATACGCCGCTGCCTTATATTTAGGCATAAAAAAGCCTCCTTTCGCTCCGGGCAATCCGCAGCAAAAAGAGTGGAGGCGTTATGACCTGATTCATTTGTCCTTTTCCGAATCATAGCTTACCACTCTGCGCGGAATTTTTCAAGTGTACCATCTGCCCAAAAAACACAGCAAAAATTTTTCAGCGACTACCGCAGGATTCCCTGCAAGCATTCTTCAAGCGTCCGCCCCCTGGGTGAAAAGCGGGCGTTCACCACGAAGTCCCCGCAGCGGAAGCGATATGGATTTTTGATCTGCTCAACGAACGCGGCGATGCGTTCTTCTTTGGGGAGTTCCTTCCTGACGGAAATCTCGCGGATGTCCACCAAGGCGTCCCAGTCATCGGCCTGTATAGTCTCTCTCATGTTGATCTCCTTCCGTTGTTCTTATCAAAGCCACATGAACGCGCTGGCAGAACGCTCCGCCAGCGCGTGGTATCTGTCTTCGATTCAGCGCCGCACTGCGGCGTTGCTTTTGAGATGTGCCGTATTCTCGGGCGACTGGGTCGCCCTACTGCTCAACCCCGGCACAGGAATATGCAAGCCCGCCTTGTAGTGTAGGCGGCGCGATACCAACGGACGGTGCGGAGGTCGCGACTCTCCCTCGCCGATCTCTCAGTATCTCCCTTTTACCCTGCGATACGGGTCTGTGCGATTGCTCGGCCACGCTTCGGGCGGTACCCTCCGCCGGTCAAAAGGTCAGGCACGGCGTTATTCCACAAGAAAATTGCCGCTCCCGACACGATACCGTGACCATGTGCAATGCTTGCATACTGGTTATAAGCTGGTTCAAGCCCGCTGTTTTTCAAGGTACAGGTTCAAGTGTGCGTCTTGGTAGAGCAACACCTCTCATAAAGCACGCTCAAAACGGCATTTTTGCACCCTGTTTTGAAAATTTCTTCAAAACTTTTTTTCTTGCGCCAAGAATAGACTTGGATACATTCTGGTGAGCAATGCCCTCAGCGTTGGCGATCTGCTCCTCTGTCATGCCCTCCACGCAGTACATCCAGAGTCGCCGATACTGCCGTTGCGTCAGCAAATGCCGTATCATAACAATGGCATGGGCCTGTGCTTCAGATTTTTCCCGATCCCGCAGCCGCTTGAAAAGCAATTCCTCCGGTGAATTGCCAAGAGCCTCTTCGCTGTCGGTCAGGGAAAGCGCCTCATTTTCTTTCCTTTGACTGCGTTCCGTTTCCAGATAGTCCTGATCCGACATCTCCTTCCATTGCCGAAATTCGGCGTCACTGGCAAAGTCCTCGCGCTTGATCGAATATGTACCCGTGACGCTTTTATATACGATTGCGTCGCTTTCCAGCTTGTTCAGCGCATAGTCGCTTTTCTTGTCATACACCGTATGTTCCTCCGAAGATTTGAATTTGGTTTCAAATCTTCGGAAAGGCGGAGCGCGCGGTGCATTCCATAAAACGTGTTTCTTTCTGCTTAGTCCACCAAAGCTGCGTCTATATGGAACTCGACAAAATTCGACCGCTCTCCCTGTGCATTGGTAGGGAAAACGGTCGAATTTTGTCGAATAACTATTTGTGTTTGCGCGGTGCCCTTTTACGGCCCGCATTTTGCGGTTGGGATTGTGCCGATACTTTATTTCATCGGCTACGCTGTACCGCACTTCACCATTACGGGTAAAACACCCCCGTCTGGTGAGTTGAAATTCATGTGCGGCGCGAGTCTGCCGCCGAGGTTGTCACATCTATCTCTTTCTATACCCCTTATCTCTCTTTCTTGATGTATTGTCGCTCACTATATACTGGTCCCCCTGTCAAGACCACAAGAGAAAAAATTATCGTGAACATTGGTGTGCTGTGCTAACCCATCCACGCCCTCACGCCGCACCGGTCGTCGAGAAGCAGGCCCTGTAGACCTCGTCCG